AAGGGGTAGTTAGAAAATTAACTATATTTTCAGAAAACCCAACAGTTGTTAAGTTATTCTTTTCCAGTATAAGTTCTCTTTCCCCTTGAGAATTTGTACCGTATATTTTTACTACTCCCTTCATTAGTTCTCCAAATGTATTTTTGTATATTGATTATTATTTGTTACGAAGGTTGCATGTCCCCCTGGTTGAGACCACATAGGAGCAGCCCTGTAACTAAGCCTACTGCCACCAGATAAACCATATCTATCCGCAGCCTCCCCTCCCCCAGGAAGCCTCTGTCCTATATAAATATCTTTTTCTGCTATACTTGAGTTTCTAGCTGCCAAGTCCTGTTGTAATCTATTAAATTCTCTCAATATAGCTAAAGTCTCATCCTCAGAATAAGGAATATATAAACTAACATCTTTAGTAATATTAGATCCCTTAGTAGTTCCTACTATAGTTATAGTAGAAGGTTCTAGCATAGTAGAACTTGCACCAAGTAATATTGGTCCCGCATATATTCTATCTGCTACCTTTAGAGCCTTACCATTAGCATCTTTTACCCACTTAGAATATTCGGTAGCCTTAACTTTAGAGTACAGAGTAGCTTTAGTATTAGAAATTCCCGGACCAGTAGACTCCTTAAGAGTAACTTTATCTCCACCACTAGCGGTTATCTCACCAGAATAGTCCACCCATATATAAACTCCAGAAGGTACAGCACCCCCATCTTTATATAGGAATTTAATACTTTGTTGCTCTGGTTTATTAATTTCCTCATAATCACTATAAGGGAATGAATGTTTATGGTGTAATCTACTATTTTGAGTAATATCTCTAATAGAAAACTGATCTATAACTCCAAACTTAGCTTTATCAAAGGTATCATACATGAATACTTCTATTATATAATTTTGATTTGTCCTATGTACCTGCTCCTTATACTGATAGTAAGAAAGCGGTACTCTTATTGGAGCATTATTTGTATTAAAGTTAACTACTTTATGAAGAAAAGATGATGGTGTAATATCCATTAAAACATCTTTAGTAGATTTAGATAATATACAAATATCTACATTTTCAGCAACCTCATACACTTCATCATACTTTAGGGTATGAGACAAAGTATTCTTTACATATTGGGGGCCAGTAGTTCCACTTATTACAGAAGGGTATGTTAACTCCCACTTCCCATTTGGCATATAAGTCCAGAACACCTTATTACCATAGTAATCAGTCTCTGTGTCAGTATGTATCCACACCCCATAAGATCCTCCACCTAAAGTATGACTATCCTCTGTAGCTATAAAAGCCCTTAAATCAATTTCAAAATCATGCTCAGGAATTAATAGATTAGTAGAAGGTCCATAAGACCTTACATCATATCTTAATCTAGATAAAGCACCAGAAGGTTTACATAATACTATTGGATTCCTTGCTAAAGCAGAAGGCTCCCCCTTAACAGTGGTACTTGGATCTAGATTAAATATAGTAAACTTAGAATATCCAGCACTAAGGTCAGTAAATTCTACACCAGATAAAAGATAAGGATTTCTATATTCTGGGCCACCAACATACAAATCATCAGTACTTGATGCTGTGATGTTACTTATACCACTTAAGTCTTTAACAGAGAAAGGCTTCTCTTCAGAGATAGCTCTACCAATGAATTGGGAACTTGTATCTACACCAGAACCCTCTACAGTAAAGTTACCGTTGTACACCAAAGGGCCATAAGCATGAGAAAGAATATTTAAACCCCCATCTTTTTGAGTATCTAATAATCCGTTACCCACACTATGCCCATTATAGTAAGTTATATAATCTTTAAAAGATTTATGTATACCTGCTAAAGATCCTCTACTAAGTCTCCGTTGTCCTAAGATTGTATTATTAGTTTCTTCTTCTGTGTATTCATACTTATTCCATAAATCATTTTTTATTGAGACGACAGAATTTTGAAAAGAAGATAGATCTAATAAGAATTTATTTTTTTCAGCTAAATACTTAGCTTGATACTCAAACTTCTTGTCTCTAATCTTGTGTAAATACTTATAGAACTCTGGGGTTCTTTCCCTAGCAACATAAGAATTACAGGTGCTTACCTCAACAGAAGCAGATCCTCTGATATCAAAGGTAGAAGAAGCTGGAATTCCACTCATAACTCTGGTAGAATCTAGTCCCCAACACTCAGACCATACATCCAAATTATAGGGGTAGGAAGAAACTTCATAGAGATTAAACGGATTAAGTACTTTATGATATTTAAAAATAAGATTCAATAAGCCCAACGGCTGATATTCAGCCTTTAAATCTTGGCTACTTGTATTAAAGTAGCTTGGCATATTAAACCCAGTTCTAGTATACAGACCCCCCTTTTGTAGATTCTTTTCAAAGTTTCTACGCCGCATTGCGTTTCTGTATAGATTGGTTAATGGGGGCACAGTTATAGAAGACCCCATTAAATTAGCATGATCAAACGGACCATCTATGAAAGATCTATCGAATACAGTCTTATCATTGTGGTTTACAAAAGATCTAATAGAATTTGGTGGGGAAGTATAAGAACTTCCCATAGTTCCTACAATAGATCTAAAGTCCATGCCTGAAGTATGGGAACCCGCCTGTACCCCAGATAGAGTTACATCATCTACCCAATACCGCATGGAAGGACAAATATAATCTAAAGAACTTAGGTTATCCGTGTTGTCTAAATTAACTCTAGTTTGTGGTATAGCTTTAGATGGCGAGAAAGAATCTACTATAGCTAAAGATTGGAAAAAATCTTGTTTTGAAAATCCTAATCCTTGAAAGAAGGCTGCATCAAAAGAACCACTTGAAACATCTACATCAAAATGAGAAGATTTACCACTCCATAAAGGTATAAAATCATATTTGTCAACTTCAAAATTATCAAATAAATAATCTCTATTAGGTGGTTGGTATACGGAACTGGTAAGAAAGAAGAAACCATTATTATAAAACTTGGTATCCACTGATCCATTTACAGTGTGGTCCCCAACAAAAGATCTAAATGCTTGAGAATTAATAGGTCTCACACCTAAGCATACTAACTCCCTTTCAAGGAAAGCTAAAAGTTCGTCCGTTATATCACAAGTGGAGTAAAACTTTTCCTCTTCCCAGGGAGGTATTGGGAAGGCCCTATTTCTATAGAAGAATTGGAATTTTGGATCGTTTATATCAAACTTAAAAGTTCTAATATAAAACAATTCTGGGAAGAACAGAACAGCTTTAAGAAGTATATTATCCACAACCATTCTGATATTATTATCCATATTTTGTGGATCATAATTATCAATATAATTTTTAGCTTTCTCAGCAGAGAAAGAATCAAAACTATCGAATAATGTAGTATCAGTTTTTATTAAATAATATAATAAGTTTGGTACATAAGACTCATAAAATTCGGATATAGCTGAAAGCTGTATGCCTACTGTTGGTAATACAGTAGTAATAGCATTGTGCAATCCAACCTTAGTTCCCTTTTGTTTATATAACTTTGTTGCCCCACGGATCTGTCTGCGCCAAGAGTCTGGGCTAGATCCATATAAAGTCCAACCTATTAAATCAGCTATATAAGGAAGGAATTCTTCAGGACACTTTTCTATATCATAAATATTAGATAATTTACTTACAGCATTATTAGTATCAAAAAAAGAATAAGATAGGGATTGCAAGAATCTAGCAAATGGAGCAGCCAACTCCTCCCCTTCCAAAAAGTCTCCTGTAGTTATATAATTTAAAAAGGCATCCTTAATGTATGGGTCGTCTTTATTTAAATGCTGCTCAGAGTAAACAATATCTATTAATGTTTTAATAGCTGATAAATTCTGAATACCACTAGTATACACCCCACCCGCAGGGGCATACATTCCTGGTAGTATACTAGGGTATGTAGCTGAAAGATTTTCCCAATCTCTCCATAAGTATTCTGTTAATCCTTTTATACCTGTATTAGTATCGAAAGTAATGGCATCGAAATATACATCACTAATAGCACTAGCCACATAGGAGGAAGGTGAGAAAGCATCTGCGGTAGATCCTTTAGTATTTAAAAAGTAAGCCCAACCTAACTTATCTACAAGGTACTCATGAGTCCCCTCTGATGTATTAGAAAACGCACTAGCCGTATTGTCGGCCATGTTCCCAGTGTTTAAAACTATTTTAGGGAGGACAGTATCCTCCAAAAAAGATCTAAAGGTGGCTCTTTGGTCGGCAGATTCTATAGCAACAGAGTTATCTTTAGTAAAGAAAGTACATTTTTTTCCAGTGTACTCCCCCGCACAATACCCCAAGGGATGAAGTATGTCTAATTCAAATGTTCTAGAGGTAACCTCTGTAAGATTATTTTCTATTACAAACCACCTAGATAGCCCAGGCACTGTTCCTATATCCGAGTAATTGGTAGTTGCGGATATTGCTAATATGTTAGGTTCGTTTATACAAAAGTTAATGTGGCTATTTACTAGAGTGTCGGTCAGTTTGCGCTGAGTACCACTTAAATCATAGTCCTCCGCAAAATAAAATGCGGGAACTACCTTTTCTATTGAGTCTAAATACTCTCTTTTGTATTTTTTATTACTAGCCATTATACATAGTTAACATTGATAACCGTATTATTCAATTGAATAATTTCATTAAAATCTACAGAGATAAGTTCTTCCTCGAAATTATCTATAGTAGAAAATTTAACTTCCTCTATACCAAAAATAACCCTATTTAAAGAAGCAAAGGAAATACTATCTCCAAAATCCACATTATCAGATAAGAAGTAGTCTTTAATAACATTAGATACTTTAGTTACCAAAGTACTTTCTACACCTTGAAATCTACGATCTATATTTACAGTAACTATTAAATCTAAAGTTCTTATAAGCCCATCAGATATAACAACATCATCTGTTATTAATTTCTTTTCAGAGATAGCAGTTAATAATGCGTTTTTAAAAGAAATAGAAGCTTTTTGTAATTGAAGACTACTAGCTTTTTCTAAGATATATAAATCAATTATATTAGCAGACGAGTATGCTTTTCTAGCTACCACAGTTGCCTTCCCTGTAGTGCCAGCAGGGGACACAAACCTACTAGCAAATGTAGCGTAATCGTCTAAGGAGACTATTCTATCTTGCCGTTTAAAAGCTAAGGGGCCATACTTCTTGGCATGGTCCATTGTTTCCGCATCTGCACCTCCTGTGGCTATTTGGGTCTGCTCTAACCTAAAAGAAGCATCTTCGGTGTCATAGGTCCCTGCTATCAAAGTATTTATGTATCCGTCTGGTACATTCCCCCTGTCCCCACCACCTACTCTGTAAGTTACAATATAATCAGAGTTGTTAGTAGGGGATACCCCATTAGTTCCATTTCCAAATATTATTTTAGCTTTAAATTGATCATCATATATTACCTGAAACATCTTATCACTAGAGGAGGAAGCCTGATACAAATCTTCTACCTGTCTAAATGCCCCAGAGGTAGCTATGTTCGATGACTCTAGGAAAACTTGTACACTATTTTGGATTACAGGAGAGTTCTCTAAAGAAATACTTTTAAAGGTGTCTAATTGTGAGAAAGTTCCGCTCTCGGTAGCAAAAGCTCCTTCCAATAAAACAACATCCCAAGAGTTCTCCACTCCTGGTGTATAGTTAGCAGCAGTTATTTCTAAGTCAGCATTATAATCATCTAAAGGAGAAACCACTCCATCAATAGCTTTATATATAGTATAGGTTACTGGCTCTCCATCCTCTGGTGATGTAACAACCACAACCCTATTTTCAGCATCTAATTCTATAGCTTTATCCAAAACAGTAGAAGAGTCGTCAGGCATAGTTAACTTAGCTACGGCTTGGGCCGATGTAGGACCCTTCATAGAAACTCCTACCAATTGAAATAACTTTCTTACGCTCTCTCTATCTTTAGCAGTGTGAATAAAATTTTCATGAGCTAACATGTCTGCCTTCATAGACATTATTGCTCCCATATAGGAAACTAATTCAATTAGCATTATACCTAAATCTGATTCTATAAAATTATTATAATCTACAGGGTATATTGCCCTAATGTACTCTAGCAAAGAAGCCCTTAAAGACGCAAAATCTGTGGCAGTAAAATCTATATAAGATGATTTTATATTATCTGAAATTTTAATGGCTTTCATAAAGTCAGATGCTACATCTGTAAATGGTACAGTCTTATTTGTATTAATACTCATATTGTTATCTCCACATCTATTGGTTGAGCGTGTAAAGAACTCATTACTGTTAAGCTTATTAGTAGTCCTGGCATTCCATAACCTTTTATATTGTCGTCCCCCACAACTCTAGCACTCAACAAAACTATATTAGAAGCATATACTGCCATAGCTCTTTGTATGTCCTGTGTTATCTCAGCCGCTCTATCGGAAGTTAATGGATTAAACAGGTAACGCTCTAAATCCAATCCAAATTCAGGGAGCATTACCCGCTCCCCCTTTCTTGTCCTGAGTAGCTGCATCATCTGTGCTTTTACTAGATGCCTACCCGAAGCTTTATTGAAGAGAGGTTCATTGGAAAGTTTACCTATAGGCCAACCCAACCCATGCACTTTGGTTTTCAGATCACCTATGGTGTTATGTAAAACTTCCTCAGACGCTACTTTTCCGTATAGTACCATTTTTTATAAATCCATATTCTCGAAAAACTTCCTTTGGTGATTGTAATTCGTTACAATCTCATTTTTATTTAGAGCTTTGCCATACATTTTTAAACTTCCTACATACCCATTATAAGAACTCATGATCCCCGAACCTGTATCTAAGAAGCCACCAGAAGAAGTAGCTAAGTTTATATCTCTACCATCAGACCACCCACCACCGACTATCCAGGGAGTAAACAATGTATTATTCTTAGGTCCGTTATCGAATAAATGAACATCACTATACTGATCTACCGTACCAGAAGTATATTCAAAACTACTAGTAGACTCAGTATTGGGTACTATGAAAGACGGTACTTGTGGTGCTGCTCCCGCATCTCTACCAAAAATATTTGATAATGTATCAGTCTTAAGTAAGTTGCCGTTTATATAAAAGTTAAGCTTGTCTCCCCCTACATCGAAGACCACGCTGATATTAACAAATTTATTTACACAGTCTTTTAACTTTACATCGTTAACCATTAGCTCATCAGATACAGTAAACTTTAATATCTCCCCTACATCATTATCACACCCTGCCGCTTTTGTAAATCCAACAGCACTAGTATTATAAGATCTAGTAGGGGCTATAAAGAATACAGTGGAAGGAGTACCTATGTTTAAAGTAGCATCATCCCCTGTAGCAAAATAAGACAACCCTAGAGATGCACTTGTTTGTGTGGCAGATACCCCAGGGTCCCCTCCCCCGTAAAGAACATCCCCTGGAATTAGACCAGCCGAAACACTTGCATCCGATAAAGTGTATAGTACATACCCAAAACCGTTAGAAGATGAATTATACCCATCCCCGCTACTGGCTTGAGTTCCAACGGAATAAGCCATTGTCCCATTGCTGCTTACGCTAAATGTTCCACTGGTCTGCGTGTGAGCCACTGGTAGCCTGTGTCCGTCAGTAGGAAGGGAAGATACGGTCCATACACCACTAGCACCAGCAGCATACGGATGCCCTCCACTAGGCGTAATACTGTCCACTATACCCCCAAAATAATATCTGGGATCAAAATCATTGGGTCCTACGGTTACCGCACTCCCGTTATAATACATTCTTGGGTCTCTAGAGAACCCCATAACCATCCCTTTCACTGAATCAGACGAATTATCTATAGCGAGAGAGGATGCACTAATGTTCTTATTCTCCCCACCCGTATTCTCACACCCTAATAATACTCTATAGTAGTGACCATCACACCATTTACCCTCACTAGAGCTTAGAGCAAATCCAAAAGAACTAAGTGTAAAGGGATGTTTCCACCAACCTTCTTCTTGTTCATATAGCCCTGGCATGTAAGTCCAGAAGTCTATAGTAGCCCCTCTTGAGTTATATAATAAGTTCTGGTAATCAGTAGTGTCAGGAAGTCTAATGTAGTTCCCAGTGTCAGAGATTTTGAACTCATGACTACTCCAAGTTTCCCCCGTGAAATCAACAAAAGAATCTAATTTATTTCTTACAGGTATTCCTGTTAAGTAAGGTAGCCCTAAACCTTGCTGAAATAGGACTGGAGGATTATTAGTAACTGTTTGTGCCCTATTTTCTGTCCCAACAGCATTACAATTTAAGGTATTAAAAACAGTAGAGTCTGGTAACTGGAAATTAACATCTGTAAAGTTATAAACAGCTATTAGATCTGAGGTTGTTATACCTGTTACTAGTGATAATCTACTAGGTTCTGTCTCCAAGTCTTCTCCATCTATGATACTTCCTGCACCAGGAGGGGTTACTAATAGAGGAGTTACTGATACAGTAGCAGTACTTCCTGAAGCATGAACATATTTAGGAACTATAGGTAGGATAACCCCGCTTACCTCCCCATGATCAAACGCAATATTCTTTTGTTGGCTTATAGAAATGTCTAAGTTAATGGAACTAAGATAAGAGAAATCATTAATAGGGACATTTCCAGGGGAGTAGGGTGATTGAAATCCAAATACATCAAAAGTTTTTGCAGCAGCCTCGATCTGCTTCTTTCTTTTATTAATTTTACTATTAAATGATGCACTTTCAGAGACAATCTGCTGTTCAAAGTTTAAGTAAATAGCTGAGTCTGTAGTATACCCATTAGCTTTTAAATCTACTAAATTATCTTGTATATCATTAATTCTTTTATTTTTTTGTGAAATCATAAAAGGAATTAGATGATCACTGTCGTACCATACCTGTAAATCTTTACTTTCGTCAATAACATTAAGATCAAATATGGTATCTACATACCTATTCAAATCATCCAACGAATAACTAGTTCCCCTACCCCCCAAGTTAGGAGCATGGTCCAATAACCATCTACTTTCGTCAGGAACAAATTCTAAAGCAGATAAGTCAGTAATAGTCGGAACTCCCGTAGGAGATCCACTCGTACCATATTCTCTAGTTTGAGAATCATAATATAAACCATCTACCGATAATATGAACTGTCCACTCTTAGCTTTGGGAGGACCAAAAGTTAGTCTGAAAATTGGCTCCACTACTTCTTCCTCATCAACAAATACAGGAATTAACGCTGGGTTAGCCTCCCTTTCTTGAAATATTAATTCAATCTTTGCTTGAAAGTCTTCTGCTTTACTTAAAAAGTCGTATACAGCCGCAGTTTGGGCAGAAAAAATTGCAAGTTTAGCGGGAGTAACAGATAATTGTTCAGGACCCAAGATATTGGACTTATTTTCTACACCATTTAACCAATCCTTATACTGCGTCAGGCAGCCCTCTATCTGCGTTACAAACTCTGATGCGTTTGCATAACCTTCCCCTATAGCAGTTAGAAAACCAGCAATTTCTCCCAAAACACTAGTACCATAGCTATCAACCCCAAATATAGAGTTATCTGATATGAAAGCAAACTTTCCTGTCACAGAATCGTACTCTACAATACCCAAATCTCTAAATATAGTCCTATAAATGGAAGCAAGAAGACTTTGCGCCATACCCATACCGTCTGAAACCCCAGAATGAAGGCCCCCCAGGATAGATCCAGGTAATAAGCTAAGGGCAGCTTGAGCAAGCCCAAAAATGCAAGTAGGAATCCCAAACTGAGCGTCTAGGCCACCCATTGGGTCTGTTAATATATTTGGATTAAGCTTAGGCATATAATATTTCCTTAATTTATAGGATATAGATCGTCGTTACTAAAAGTAGGAGTACCCTTAACACTTCCTGGGGATCCTGGTGGGGGGTTTAAATTTATATTCCCTAGACCAGGAACAGATGTAGTGGGTGGGTACGGATCTTGTAGTGGTTTTATTCCAGGCTCGGTAAGGGTGCCCCAATAGGCTTTAGCTTCGGGACTACCAGACTTCAAATTAATATCTCCTGCGGCATTAACATTAAAGTTTCCTTTACAATTAAAATCAATATCTCCCTCACTCCATACTTCTACTCCACCAACACTAGCTTTAATTTGCACTACCCCTGTATATCTAGAGGCATCAATAAAAATTCCCTTATTACCTATTGCGGGAAGCCCGACATGCCCCCCTCCCTGGGGAAACTCTGTGCCATAGGACACTATGTTAACTGAATTACCATACGACTCTATATTAACTTCTCCAACTTTAGTATCAGCAGCTATAGGTCTAGTGCCTGGAACATTAGCGGATTGATTTCGTATATTTAATTGATAGCCACCCTTAATATCAGCATTAAGAGAACCTGAATCAGACTCTATAAATATATTTTGTTTAGCTTTTAGCTCGGCTGCGCTAGGTCCAGGACCTGGGCCTTCTAGAGTCTTTGCATTATACTTAAGACCAGTAATTTTTAAACCGTCCCCCTGCTCAGTTTCTATAGAAATAAAATCATTACTATCAGAAGCCATAACTTTTTTACCTGTCATACTTTCTAACTTAGTAAACCATTGATTATCCCCCGCATTAGCAGAATCACTTATTTGGAATTTCCCCCCTTTGGGGCTAGATATAGTATACTTCTGCGGGTTAGGGCCATGAGAGTATGCACCCATGTCATTTTCGGAATTCGGCCATGGACTAACATAGTCACCATCAGGTCCTCCTACTATAGCATCGTCGTCTTTCTCCGATTTTACTAATCTAGTATAAGATGCTCCTGTGATAGTAGTTAAATAGTACCACTTATAATCATCTGGGTTATTACTTATTAAAATATAAGCTCCAACACCAGGAACCCCAGTAAATCCAGTAAAGGAAAAGGCTTCTTCCCCATCGACTGGTACATAGAAAGGAGAAGTATAGTATACTGTAAGGGGAGTTTCATTCTCACCATCTCCAATTAACTTAGCAGTAATTATACCTTGCTTAGTTACATCCTCGATGGAAAGAATTCTTGCAACCCTTATGTATGCATTTATATCTGTAGTACTCATTATTTAACCACCATGTCGAATACCCGCCCTGTTCCTTCAGCATTTAGCAGTGATGGTAATGCAACTTTCATAATCTTAAACTCCGAGAAAACATCTCTTTCGCTTATTACATGCTTAAATCCTGTAATTGTATATATCCCATTATAGAAGGTATCTTTTTCACCAAAATTTTTGGGATTGAGCAACTTCCCCTTATCGTCTACTGCTAAGGGAAGGACGGAAGGAGCTTCTTTTATTTTTACTTGACATTGTGACCCCAACATAAATTGATCAGATAGTTGAAAATATGGGAAAGTTCTAATGGTTCCTGTTATACCAGATTTTACAGCTACGGTATAAAAATAGTTTAGAAAATTACTTATTATAGGTTTCCAATTTTTGGAATTAGGTACTTTATAAGTGAAGCCAGTACCCTTAGGATTTTT